CTGACCTGTATACAGAGGGCAAGAAGACAAGACCATTCAGCAAAAAGATTTCTCGTGCTTTAAGAAGAGATGTGACATGAAGCAGACGCCAAAGCCATCCGACCCAAGAAAGCCAAGAAACTTATCAGGCGTTCAATTTAGATATTTTCCACCAGAAGGCAGAGATTCAATGCATACTCTTTCCGCATATAACGAAGCCAATCCTGCTCATCAACTAGGAACAATAATCTGGCATAAGAAGAGTGGCAATGTCGACTGGATACGTACTCATCAAGACTATCGTGGCCTTGGTCTTGCTACCTCTCTATGGGAGAAGGCACATAAGTTAGCAGCCGATACTGGAATAAAGGCGCCACAACATTCTAAAGATAGAACTGATACAGGAAATGTATGGGCAAAAGCAGTCGGCGGTAAATTGCCACCGCGGCGTACCGAAGTTCCGGAGCAGTAATGAGTAACTTAACTCTGACCTGCGAACATGTGTATAAAGATATCGGGGCGGAAGTATGCCTCGCGTGCGGGCGCGATACGCATGAGACTAATTGGACGACAGTTAATCTTGCACATAAGCAATGGATTGCAGATGGCAAAGCGGATTGGAACATCTGTCCACAAGGCGGCACCATACGTGGCTGGTGGAGCATATGAGTTCTCCACTATCTAACGAGTTGTTCTTTGAGGCACATCGCGGCCTGCGCTTCAAAGGTAAAGAGACAGTCGACAAGGGCGAGTTGGGCATGCACTGGTCTGCTGACAGAGACAAGGCCGACGAATTCGCTACAAAGCATATCCACTGGCCTAATTGGGAACGAGGCGAGACATATCATGCCCAGATTCCTGTATCTGCTGTAGAGACTGACTTTACTCGACTACGTGATAGAGGATTTGCAAACTTTGGAAACAAGGACCCATTTGGTGAGAAGGAGGTCCCAGTTCAAGAGGGCGCAAAGGTTAGAGTAACTGGTGTTACTAAGCACCGTCGTGTCTATAACGTGAAAGATAATATAAACAGTGGCACACAATTGAAGTCACGTACCCGTAAGTACAACCCGCCTAGAGAGATGAAGGCATGAGCGCATCAGATAACTTATCTCAACCATTGTTTCATGGTTCTAGTCATCCATTTAACAAGGGCGATATTATTAAGCCAATGGAGATGGACCATGCTCACGCTACGACAGATAGAGCGTATGCAGATAACTTCTCGCACCTAGATGCTGAACGCGACTACACTAGAGACCCAAAGTCATTATTTACTTATCTCTACAAAGTCAGTCCTGTTGATGCAAAGGAAATGCATGCAGAGACAGAGCCATGGAGAAATGACCCAGTAAAGAAGAACTTGCGTCTTGCAAAAGATATCCCCAATATCTATGTATCTAAGAAGGGCTTCAAGGTCGAAAGTTTAGAGGCGATGCATAATCATCCCGTTATAGTTACAGACAATAAAATCCTTGAAAGAGTTAAAGAGACCCCTGAAAAGAGACGCAAACGTTGGGCTGAAGAGGGATGAAGAGCCCCAATCCTGCCAGGGTCAAGAAGGTCCAGGAGTTGAGGCGCTCTAGCGCTGCTACCCCCATTCCCTCTAAGAAGGTCTATACAAGGAAGAAAAAGCATTCAAAGGGCGCAAAACGGACATCTCTTTAGGTTGGAGTCCCTCTAGGGCCATTTGGTATCCTTAGCCCTAAGCGAAGGGAAGACCATGACAACAATCATTGGAGTCCAATACGAGGACCACTGCTTGTTTATGGCAGACAATCAAGTAACACTTGATGGTGGGCGCCGTTACAAACATCCAGATATGAAGAAGATTAGCAAGGTCGGCGATTATCTTGTTGCAGGTTCTGGTGAAGTTGCACCATGCGATATCGCACAACATCTATGGAATCCACCTGCTATGACTGCCAAAGATAGAAAAGATACATATCACTTTGTTATTGCTAAATTGATGCCATCACTTCGTAAATGCCTAGAGACTAATGGCTACGACTTTGATGAGGGCAAATCTGATGGTAAATCTGGTGAATCCAGGTTCAATTTGTTAGTTGCCGCTAATGGTCAGATATTTGATATTGCCGATGACTTATCGGTCTGTATGTCAGATGCAGGGTTCTATGGCGTTGGCTCTGGTTCTCCATATGCTTTGGGCGCTTTATATGGCGGAGTAAAGCCAGAAAAGGCCATGGCTGTTGCTGAGAAGATAGATGTAAATACTTCTGGGCCGTTTCAGATAGAGCAACAGTACAAGAAGTAACTTCTGTGAAATAAATCACAGTCTGCTATTGTTACTTATATGGCTTGCCATTCGGGAGCCATTAAACCTAGTCTCGTCTAAGGAGAGATTATGACACCCTATGAAGTATCTAAAAAGCAATACAAAAAATATCCAGATTACAATTACGGAAACCCTGTAAATAAACCAACCGACCCATTTCAACTTCTCAATCCATTCTTAAGTTCTTGGACTGTCGGATTTGACAGACACTTCCAACTTCTTGAGGAGTTGCGTAATGCAAGCAAATCAACGTATCCCCCATACAACATTATCCAGATTGATGACGAAGAGACTTATCTAATCGAGATTGCTGCCGCTGGCTTCACTAAAGAAGACATCGACATCGTCTACAAAGAGAATCAACTTACTGTTACAGGTAAGAAGGATTCTGATGCCGCTGACTATGTTCACAAAGGTATAGCCGCTCGTGACTTTGAACAGAACTTCGCTCTGGCAGATGACGTTAAGGTCATCTCAGCCTCAATGAGAGATGGAATCCTGTCAATTCGCTTAGAACGAGAAATTCCTGAGCATAAGAAGCCAAGAACCATAGATATCCAGTAACCTTCGCAAGCACAATTTAATAAGAGGCTCCTGGGCATGAGCACGCAAAAACTGCCCATCTTTCATTCACGAACTAAGGAGACTCCTTGATTAAGAAACTATCTCTGCTAGTTGCTGCAGCATTAGCAGGTTCTTTCCTCTCAGTAGCCCCAGCATCAGCAAACGTCCCAACTATTGCAGTGTCTATAAATGGAACTGCTGTAACAACCGCTACTGTGGCTAACACACCAGCAACTGTAACTGTTCCTGCAGATAACTCTGTAGATGCAGCAGACGCTGTTAAATTTGCACTAACTGGAATTGAAACTGGAACTGTTGTTTCAGTAGTTACTGTTAACGCATTCATTGTTCCTGCTCTTGCAACCACCACTGCTCCAGTAACCGCCTCTGCAGGCGCTGCTTCATACTCTGTAAGCACCGGAACTGGAACTACCGTTGACTTCTATGTCTTTACAAAGACAACCGCTCTTGGCTCTGTAACTATCACAAGCAAAGGCAACTCCTTTATCTATTATGTAAAGGGAACTGCTGGTGCAGCCTATAACTTGGCATTTGAACCAGCCGCTAGCGCTAATACATCTTCCTCTACAAAAGTAATTGCAAAGGTCACCGATGCATTTGGTAATGCTGTTGCAGGCGTAACACCAACCGCTGCTGCTGTTGGTCTAACTGTTGGAACTATCGCTGCTACTGCAGCAGACGGCACAACAGAAGTCGCCCTAACATTCCCAGCAACTGCTGGACGTGCTGCTGTAGCACTTGCTGTCACTGCAACTGATGTGACTGGCTTTGCTGCTGCCGCTAAAACAAAGACTGCATTTATTGATATTGCTGACCTTGCAACAATCAATGCAGGTCTTGCTGCTGACATTGCAAAAGCAAAGGCTGACCTAGCCGCTGAAAAGACGGCTCGTGCTGCTGATGCTGCAATTGCAACCGCTGCTGCTGCAACTGCCAAGGCTGCTGCAGATGCTGCTGCTGCCAAAGCCGCTGCAGATGCTAAGGCCGCTGCCGATAAGGCTGCTGCTGACGCTGCTGTTGCCAAGGCTGCTTCTGACAAAGCAATTGCCGAATTGACTGCACAAGTGACCGCCCTCACAAAGGCTGTTGCTGACATCAAGAAGGCATACAACAAGATGGCTAAGAAGTTTAAGTTCAAGACTATCTAGTAGTCCAAAACGTCTGATAGGCTCCTACCTCCACAAAAGGTAGGGGCCTATATGATTGTTAACCTAAATAAAGAAGAAGTACGCGCCTGTGCAGATATTGCTTTAAATCGTTGGATGATGAAGTGGGGCAGTGTTGACCGCCCAAACTATGCAGGTGATAATAAGTTTAAACTGGAACCAGAGATTGCAGCAAACGTTAGAACTATCGTTGCAGAGTATGCTGTAGCCAAACTTTATAAGATGCCACTAACATTTCCGTTCTATCCAAATGAAGAGCATGTCTATCGCCAACATATTCCTGATGTTGGTGCGCATGTTGAAGTAAAGAGCGTTAGAACCCGTGATGAGATTCCAGTCTTTCCTAAAGATATAAAGCCTGGTCGCCTTCTCGTGGGCGCACGCGTACTTGACCGTGACTACTACTCAGAGGTAGAGGTGTATGGTTGGCTTCGTATGGAAGATGTACAGCGAGACGAATGGAAGTATGCACCAGAAGGTTCATGGAGAATTCCGCTAACCGAGTTTAACGACTCGATACCAGAGGAAATTCATGTCTAAAACACAGGATAAGAGAAAGCAAAGAAGAATCGAACACGCAGAATTTTTATGGGAGCAGGCACAACTTAATGCTGCCCTTGCAAAGACCAATTTGGACTTAGCATTAGAGTCATTTAAGGATGCCATGGGTGAGTTAACAGAAGAACAGGTAAAGGCAACGGAAGAGAAGGCTCAAGAGCAGTACAAGCGCCTAGAAGATTACCTGATGACCGAAAAAGAGAAGTACTTAGAAAGACTTGGCATCCAACAGGACTGATAATTGGTCTGTGCTAAAACTAATTCCTATTGCAGTGGCTTTAACAGCCCTTCTTTCAGGCTGTGGGTATGATGGGCACTACCGTTACCCATGCCAGGACCCTGCTAATTGGGAGAAGGCGGAGTGCAATCCGCCCATCTGCGAAGCAACTGGCACATGTACAAAGGACCTTATTAATACAGACGTGACAACAACTGACGAACCAATTGAGGAAACAACTAATGAGTAAACAACGACTAACACCATCTGACCTAGACGCTCGCCTTAAATTTATTCTTGGCATTGTTCTTGGGACAATCCTTTTGTTTACAACAATGGGAATTCTTTACGCTCTTATATTTGTAACCCAACCAATTGGCGCTCAGTCAGAGAATGACAAGATGTTCTTCAATGTGTTGGGTAGCGTAGCAACCTTTATTACTGGAACATTGGCTGGACTCTTGATTGGAAAGAGTGGCTCTGATAGTTCATCATCTGCCATTAGTTCAGAAGAAGAACCAGAGGCACCAGTAGCAGTTGAACCAACACCTACTGAACCAGAACCAACTGGAAAAGACAATGCTCAAATGCCAGAAGAACAAGACATTGACGAAGAATGGGACAAAGACTAATGGCAGACATGGGAACAGCGGCAAAACTTATTGAGATTGCCAAAGAAGAAATTGGAACTATTGAAGGTCCAAAAGATAACGAAACAAAGTATGGCGCCTTTACTAAGGCTAACTTTCAACCATGGTGTGGAAGTTTCGTTATGTGGTGTGCAGACAAGGCTGGAGTGAAAGTTCCTAATACTGTCTATACACCAGGTGGCGCTGCAGCATTTAAGAAAGCAGGTCGTTGGTACGACGCACAGATTTGCGACCCAGAACCAGGAGATATTGCGTATTTTGATTTCCCTGGAGATGGTGTTGAGAGGATTAGTCACGTAGGTATTGTTATCAAAGATAATGAAGATGGCACTGTCTGGTGCATTGAAGGCAACACTTCTGGCGACCCAAAGAAATCACAGCGTAATGGTGGAGAAGTTGTAAAGAAACTTCGTGCTTACAAAAAGAACAAGGCCAATGTACAAATCTCAATTGTAGGTTTTGGTCGTCCAAAGTTTAAAGGAGCGGCAAAGACTGAGGCTGCAGCACCTGCTGCTGAAGCCAAGGTCTGTAGTGAGTGTAAGCGACCTCTGTAGTGACCGCTATCGACACAAGAGCACCTCTAACCGCTCAGGATAGATGTGACAAGTGTGGAGCGGCAGCAATGGTTCGTGCAACGCTATTAACTGGAGAGTTGTATTTTTGTGGGCATCATGCTCGCAAAGTTGCTACCTCTTTAGTTTTAAAATCTATTGAGGTCTACGACCCAGAAGGTGTGTTTAATTATGGCAAGCAATCTCTATAGAGTTGGCGTTGGCATGATGGGCGGAGTAAAAGGCACCTATGGTCGATACAGCATTGGTCCACGAGTAAGTGGATTGGCTTCTCAGTTTAATATGATGCCAAATGTTGAAGCACAACAGATGCGTAGATTTGGACGAAAAAAAGAATCAGGATATACAGGTGCCGGATATTGGTATGGTAACTACCCAAACATGATTGGAGCAATGGGCTCTGGCGATGTTAGAAGTGAAGTCCCTAATCCACCAAAGAAGATGAGTAACTCAAAGAAGACAGCAACTGCTGCAGATACTATGGGAATTGGTGGCACAACATTCAATGGAGCGGCAGGAGTAAGTTGATGGATGAAGTATTTGGTTCTCCCAAAATGCAGAGACAAACACTACGTGTTAATCAACGTCGTGGAATTAAACAACACTTTGGTTACAATGCAAACTTAGGTTACAAATCAAAAGCAGAACCAAGTGTTGTGTCATGGTCAAACCGTGGCAGAGGTGTACAAGGTGAATCTGTTAATTCACAAAATGTTGCTTCTAAATTTATAGTGCGAAGAAATTGGAAACCAGTATAATCAATACCTGAGGGGTACAAAAGGATTCCGAGGGGTTTCTTGAATTTACTGCGTGCATCCGCAGAACAATCTGGTCTTCTTAGTCGCTTATCTTTCTTAATTGGTGCAGGTTTTATTTATCTTCTTCTAATATTTTCTCCTGCGCACGCGAGCGAGCCTGCTCCAGAACCGACACCCTCTCCAACACCGAGCGAAGCATCACCTTCACCAATACAAAGTCCAGAGCCAGACCTAGGCCCAGCCCCAGCAGAAACCACAGAACCTGCTCCATCTCCTACTCCTTCCACATCCACTTCGACTGAGCCCGCTCCAAGTCCAACTCCAACGCCAGAATCTTCGCCTGCTTCCACTTCAACTCCGACTCCAACTCCTGAACCTTCTCCGACTCCAACCGAGACCTCGACTCCAGCGCCAACACCCGCTCCATCTTCTGAGCCGAGTCCAACTCAATCACCGACTCCAGAGCCTTCACCTTCCGAATCAACGGCTCCCTCGTCTGAAGCCAGCCCACAACCCACCCCGTCAACAGACAGTACAACGACCACACCCACCCCTGCCACGACCCCAGAAACTCCAACTGTAACCTCCGTTCAAGAAAAAATTGAAACAGCAACTGTAACGCTAAATACAGCAATTGCAGCCTCAAGTCCTGAACAACAAAGCGCTGCTACTACTCAAGTTGTTGAGGCTCAAACTGCTATCACTGTAGCAGAAAGTGCCACGGTTACTGCTGTTGCTGCACAGGCTACTGTTAACGCTCTTTTAGATGCTCCAGAAAATACAAAAGTTTATACAACTGATGGCTATGTAGCACCTGTTGCTCCACAAACGCCCACAGTCACAACAACAACTCTTCCAGTCATGTATGACGCTGCTACTAAAATTGAAACACCTTTTGATATAAAGATGGGTGACGTTGTATACAACGGTCAAGGACCAAACAGTCAAATTTTTGTAACTTCTAAAGCCACAATTACCTTTGGCACTGGAGACTACAACTGGTGGGATTTTCCCAACGCTCCAAATATCTCTGTTTTTGCAAGTGACTACCAAAATGCAGGACCAGGAGCATCTACAGTTGTTACTACAACAGAAACAACCTTAGAAGTTGATTGGACACTACATAAATTTGCAGACCCTAATGGGCCTTTAACTAACATTAACTGGAAGATGACTGTAAACCCAAGTACTGGTGAATGGACTGGTATTGGAACTATTTCTGGAAACACAACCAATCTTTGGAATGGGCCTCGAACAGGCGTGCGTGAAACTGCAGGTCAATCAGTTCAAGCAATGACAAATGTAACTAATGAGACTATTGCTGCGGCCCAAGAAACAGCAGCAACAACACTTGCTACTGCAAATGCTTTAGCAAATACTGCGGTAGAAAAAGTAGAGACTGCTGTTACAGTTCTTCAAACTCCGATTCCTCAAACTCCGCCGACTCCAACACCTGAGCCAACTCCCGCACCGCAACCAGAACCAACACCACAGCCGCAGCCAGAGCCGCAACCACAGCCAACACCACAACCCGAACCTTCACCTCAACCAACTCCTAATCCTGAACCACAGCCAACACCACAACCTGAACCTACAACTCCGTCAACCGACCCTGCGCCAACCAATCCAAATCCTGAACCTGCCCCGGTTCCAGAACCTCAACCTGAGCCTCAACCTCAACCAGAGCCCGTTGTACCGCAACCCGAACCAGAGCCTGAGCCTCCTGTGACGGAAGAAGAGGACCCTGAAGAACCTGAAGTTGCTCCAGAGAATCCTGAAGAGTCTTCTGAAGAGGAAACAGAAAATCAGGAAGAGGACTCAGAGGAGTCTCCTGAAGATGAGCCTGCCTCAGAGAATGAAGAGAGTACAGACAATCCTCCAACTGAATCTGAAGACGATGATACGCCCAGTGAGGAGCCATCAGAAGAGCCTACTGATTCAGATACAGAAACAGAGCCGACCCCCACAGAAGAAGAGTCAGAGCCCACATCGCCCGAAGAAACTGACGAAAGCGAGGACTCTGAGGACGCACCCCCTTCTGAAGAATCAGAAGAGCCAGAACAAGACAGCCAAGAGCAAGAAAATCAGTCTGAAGAATCACAAGATACTCCTATCGTTGAACCAAGTACCCCAGAGCCTACACCAGAAACCGTTATCTCGAATGCACTTGCTGACGGCAAATTAACAGCCGAAGAAAAAGAGGCAGTTGTCACAGCCATTGTTGCTGAGTTAGCCCCAGGTGAGGCTGTATCCGTAGAGACTCTAATAGAGGCTGGAATTAAGTTTGAAGACCTGCCACCAGAAACGCCTGTTGATGTTAGAACAGATGAAGACGGTAATGAAGTTATCATTACTGCAGAAGTTGCAGCGGCCCTAACACTTATTGAAAATCCTTCTGAATTAATTGGCGCCATATTTGAAGACCCAGGTCAAGTTCTTCTTGCATTGGGAAGTATTGGCGCTGATATGTCAGAAGAAGAACGTGAAGAAGCAACAAAGACTGTTGTAGCAACTGTGGTTGCAGCAGGTGCTGCTATTAACGCAGCGGCAGTTGCAGCGGCAACAACTACTACTGGAGGCACAACAAGAGGTGGCAGTACAGGTGGCGGAGCGCCAACTGGAGATATGAAGGCCGTTAGGAGAAGACGTACATGATTAAGTTCTTTAGAGACATGTTAGACCAATTATGGACACTACTGGGTATGTTTATTGCCTGGGTTGTGCTTGATGGAAGCGCAAAGACCGTGGTTGGTTGGGCAACAGTCGGAACTTTAGTTGCATGGATTGCAACGTATCCCTTGCGCAACCGCGAAGATTAAGAGACTATTTACCTTGAGAAGGGCATCTCAACTAGGAGATATATGGATAAGAAAGCACTAGAAGCAGCAGCAGCCACGTACCTACGTGCAGCCGCAGCAGCCGTTGCCGCTCTGTACATGAGCGGTATCACTGACCCAAAGACCTTGCTTAACGCATTTGTTGCAGGTCTACTTGGCCCATTAGCAAAGGCATTAAATCCAAAAGACCCATCATACGGGTTCGGCAAAAAGAAGTAATAAAAAGGGAGAGAGATGGCGTTCGAAACAACTGCTGGTGTAATAATTTTGGTTGCATCAGTAGCAACCGCTTTGGGCGTCATCTTTCGACCAGGTTATAAAAAGTTAAAAGAGTTAGGGAATTGGTTTGACCATTTCCAACGCGATTGGATGGGAGAAGAAGAGGCTCCAGGTAGAGACGCTGTTCCTGGCGTTATGGAGCGCCTCAACAAACTAGACGGTGAACTAAGCCAGAATGGTGGAAAATCCACCAAAGATGTGGTTAATAAACTGTTCTACAAACAAGAGAAGATTGAAGAGAAGGTAGATATGATGCTTGAGGCCTTTGTTGAGATGGGAGAGCGCCTAATAAGCATAGAAGACCAGATTTCAAAAAGCAATTCTGAAGATACCAAACAATCGGTGTAACTTTACGGGAAGATAGGCTCATGGTTGATATTCCTTCACGTGACTGGAATCCCTTTCTTTGGGCTGGCAGTAAACTAAGAACTCCTGCCAAACCACAAAAGAAAAATGAAGAAGGTCAAGGGTTGAGGTCTCAACAAAGTACTGAGACTCAATCTACTGCAAGTAGGGCTGGTGGAGTTTTAGATGTTCATTTCCAAGGAACTCTCAATGCTCCTTCACAAAAGGGTGCAGGACACAAAGCATGGCTTGGTCCAGTTATTCCGCCTAAACCAAAGAGTCTTGAAGGAGTTCCATCTGTTCGCAGAGGAAAGAGTGGATTAGAAGCAAATCCAGAATATAGAGAAGTAAAGAAAAAGATTCAACATTTTGAAGAAGCAGTTGGCGCTGCTAAAGGTAACCCACATAGAGTTGAATTCACAGGTGGAATGTAATGCCCGTATCACTAAATAAGGATGACATGTCATACGAACACTTTAATGCAGGCTCTGCGTCTCAAGTTACTCCATTAACCGATAAAGATAAGGACCTTATCAGGTTCTCTGCTAGACGGTTTAAGAGTGCGGTTGATAGAGACATTGCTATCAATACAAAGTTTGGATTAAACTCAGTAGACTATTTTAGAAAATTAGAGGCAGTAAAAGACCATCCACATCTAAGCAACAGAGTTCGTGGAAGAGTTAGTCAACTGTTTTCTACCCCTGGTCCTATGACTGGTGGAACTCAAGTACTCGACAGCAAACAATTCTCACATGGGGTGAACTGGTAATGGCAACGAAATCAGCAGCATGGCAACGCAAAGAAGGTAAGAACGCTAAAGGCGGACTGAACGAGAAGGGTCGCAAATCATACGAACGTGCAAACCCTGGGTCTGACCTAAAACCACCAGTAAAGCGCGAGCAGGCAAAGAAGTCAAAGAAGTCTGCTGCACGGCGCAAATCATTCTGCGCTAGGATGGAAGGCATGAAGAGAAAGAACACCTCTTCCAAGACTGCTAGAGACCCTAATAGTCGGATAAACAAATCACTACGAGCATGGGACTGTTAAATGTTAAAGAAACTACTTATTGCATTAGGACTTATTAAAGACAAGAAGAAAGCACCAACTCTTGCTAAATTCATAGAGGATTTAAATAAACTTCCATCTGAAAATGTAAAAGTTATAAAGAAGCCAGCAAAGAAGGCTCCTGCAAAGAAGAAGGCTACAAAGAAGGCCACAAAGAAGGCTAAATAATGAAGTGTGCGAACTGTGAGGCGGGGGCTCTCTTCGTTTATCAAATAACGTTAGAGAAAGAAATCCTCTATTGCGGTAAGCACTTGCCCAAATTCTTGGACTCTCGCAGGCGTGCGGGAAACCTCAAAACTACAGATGAGTTTGCTGCTGAAAGAGCCGCAGCCCTACAAACGGTCTCTGTTCAATCAACAGAGGAACCAAAGAAGCCTAAGAAAAAGGCTAAGAAAGCGGCTGAAAATAATGAAGGTAATTCGTAAGTTCGCAGTGCAAGGACATGCTGTACCATCAGCATCACACAGTCCAAGAGGACCGTTTCCACCTGAAGTCCTAGCAGGGCCTCAGATGGCTTACGGCGATGAACATTCGGATTCCTTACATCCAGCACTAGACGAAGTACGCTTCTTCAAATGTCGCGACTGCGAAGAAGTTCTTTTTGAGACTGAATTAGACAACCACACATGTGAGGAAGAAGAATAATGGCAGTTAATGACAACGGGAATCTACTTGATTCCGCAGGAAACATCGCTGTTGATTTTGTATGGGGCAACGTGCCTATGCAACCAAACGATGTTCGTACAACGCGTTTAGACGCAACTTTGGATGACCACATTCGTGCTCTATCAGAGTGGAATGGTTATCCTCTTTACACACCTAATGACCCAGGCTCTGATGTACTTGGTCCAACAGACTACGTCTCAGTTCCAAACGTACTAGGTCTTACAGCAGCAGTTGCAGAAGATGTTTTAAGAGACTGGGGTCTTGGAGCAGTCACAACAGCAACCTCTTCAGCGAATGCCTCTGGATTTAAGGCAACTATTAACAACATTGCAATTGCAAGCGGAACAGCAACATTTACAACTACTGCTGCACACGGATTCACAGGTAATCCAAGCGCACAGACAGTTACCGTTTCAGGATTGACCGAGACTCAGTTAAATGGAACTTGGTTAATATCTAACGCATCTGGTTCAACTTTCACAGTGTTTAACACTGGCTTTACAAACGTAGGTTCTACTTCTGATAGCGGAACTGTTATTGACTCAAGCAAGGTTGGAAAAGTAAAGGCTCAGAGTATTGCGGCTTCTACTTCTAGCGTTGCTCCAGGAACAGCAATTACTATCACCACTTACGCAGCATCTTAAAATAAATGGCAAGAATCAGGGGAGGAGGCGCAGCAGGCAAACGTCCTGCAGCCCTCCCCTCTGCTCAAGAATTACTAGGAGCGATGGGTAAGCCTTATGGCTTCGGCTCCAAAACAACTACAGGAATGATGAAAGCCCTGTCACAAGAGGGCGGATTTCAAAGTCCATTTGCAGCACTTCCTACAGCGGCATCTACTGGTGAGTTTTTTGAAACAGTATCCCTGCTAAACGCAACCGATACCATGCGTTATTACAACCCACAAACTCCAGATGAAGTGGCTTATCGTAATCAGGCTGGTGAAGCAGTCTTCCCAACTTTAGGCGAAGATGTTTATTACGTAGACGCTCAAGGCAACTTTGTTGACCGTTCTGCTGGTCGTAAAATTTATGATGAAGACTTAGACACTGGTGAAGTCATCATTCCTGGTGAAAAGGGACCACAGTTCGGAGAGTCTGACGCTCCAGCGCCACTATCTTTAGTTCCTACATCCACAACAAACCCAGAACGTCCTCGTACAGTTGCGGCTGGGTATGACCGTAACAGGTCAGTATTGACTGTAGTGTTTCGTGACGGCACCTACTATAACTATTACGAAGTAAACACCAACGAATGGCAAGACTTTAAACGCAGAGTATCCAAGGGTCAGTATATTTATAAGTATTTAGACTTTAAACCACGTGGCGCAGCAAACGTGAATAGTCTTCCCTCGTACGCACGCACGGCTTTGTATAGACTCACTCGTGCTATACAGTTAACTAACGAACGCAAACAGTATGACCGTATGGCTAAAAGGAATACTCCAAAGACACCAACGGCTAAAAAACCAAGAAAGCGATGAATGCCAAAGGCACACAACATTGGACCACTATTTGTACAACTTACAAAATTCCCCTATGAATGGGATGGAAAGTTTGTTGTTAGAGGTTGGACTCAAGAGATAGACGAGCCTTTCCGAACTTCGGAACCCTTGATATTTAGGCTTCCCAACTATAAAGCGCTAGTTATGGGCCGTTGGACTGGTGCGAAAGACGAAGAGGACGCGCTAAACTCTGCCCTAGAAAGGCGGGATGTAACTTACGATGATTTTACGGAAGAAGCGGGATGGACACCAGCCCCAGACTCGGATAGAGAAGAGAGTGTCGACAATTTCCACCCCAGACTTGATAGCCTGGATGGAGCACTCGATGTTTCTGATAGGGAAACACATAACGATTTACCAAAAACAAAATAGTTCTGCAGACCTTGACGAGGTCCTTATGGGTGCAGAAGCGTTTCATGCTATTGCTAAGGAATTAAAGAAACGACATGTTTCATGATATGCTTTTAATGCTTCGCCTCTCTACAGGTCTAGCGTTGACCCACCCAAAAGGTGGGTCACGCTGTTTAATGGGGACATATGGAAACCGATAAGTTTGAAGAAATAAGTCCTGAGTTCTATCTTCAGGAAGAACAGCCTGTTGAAGAAGAAACTGACACACCCCTAGACGAATTGTCTCAACAGTTTGTAGACAAACTTATAGACAAGATGCTTGAGTTCTTAAAGGTACTTGTAGGACACGATTTACACCCTTATCAAAAACCTTTAGCACGTCGCATTATGGAATCTGTCATCATAAATGATGGCGAAGAGATTACAGCGCTTGCATCTCGTCAGTCAGGTAAGTCAGAGACTGTTGCAGACACTGTTGCAACAATGATGATTCTGCTTCCACGTCTTGCAAAGTTATACCCAGACTTGTTAGGTAAGTTTAAAGATGGAATTTGGGTTGGATTATTTGCACCAACAGAAGCACAGGCTGAAACACTTTTTGGTAGAACTGTCACACGACTTAGTTCAGAACGTGCATTAGAAATTATGGATGACCCTGAGATTGATGATTCAGCCGCACGCGTGGGAGGCGTTACTAGACAGATTAGATTAAAGAAGTCGGGCTCTACTATCACCATGATGACTGCAAACCCAAGAGCAAAAATTGAATCCAAATCATTTCATCTTGTAATCATTGATGAGTGTCAAGAAGCCGATGATTTTGTTGTTTCTAAATCTATTTCTCCTATGTTGGCTTACTATGCAGGAACAATGGTAAAGACTGGCACACCAACAACTAGTAAAAACAACTTCTATCGCGCTATTCAACTAAACCGTAGACGACAAACAGGTCGTGCTTCTCGTCAAAATCATTTCCAATGGGATTGGAAAGACGTAGCAAAGTTTAATCAAAATTATGAAAAGTTTATTAGAAAAGAAATGTTGCGTATTGGTGAGGATTCCGATGAATTTCAAATGTCATACAACTGTAAATGGTTGTTAGAACGTGGAATGTTTGTTACATCATCAATAATGGACGAACTTGGTGATACATCACAAGAGTTAGTAAAGTCTTGGCACAAGACTCCAGTAGTTGTTGGTATTGACCCTGCTCGTAAAACAGACAGCACTGTTGTAACTGTTGTATGGGTAGATTGGGATAGACCAGATGAGTTTGGTTACTTTGACCATCGTATTCTTAATTGGCTTGAAATGCAGGGAGATGATTGGGAAGAGCAGTACTATCAAATTGTTAACTTTTTAGAAAACTACGATGTGCTTGCTGTTGGGGTGGACGCTAATGGTGTGGGCGATGCTGTTGCACAGAGATTAAAACTTCTTTTGCCTAGAGCAGAGGTTATGTCTCTGACCTCCAGTCCATCAGAGCAGTCGAAGAGATGGAAACATCTTCAGGCCCTGCTTCAACGACGTATGCTGTCTTGGCCTGCACATGCAAAAACTAGGCGCCTAAGAACGTGGAAACGGTTCTATCAACAGATGGTAGACGCAGAGGTCCAATACAAGGGTCCTAATTTCCTTGTAGCCGCTCCTGACGAGTCTTACGCACACGATGACTTTGTGGACTCACTATCTATCGCCTGCTCTCTTACTCAGGACCTTGTTATGCCAGAAGTTGTTGCTTCAAGTAATCCTTTCTTTGGTTAAGCCACACAAAGTGCATAAAAGGGTGGAAACTATTACCAGGTATACCTAAACCTAGAAACAAGGAGTCTCCAATGGCTATTTCTCCAGCACCTCGCTTTCCAGAGCGTGCACCTAATGTCTACGAACGCAAGATGGGCGATAACCCAGTTCGTCGTGGACCACTACGCTTTGAAGAAGGCGTAGCAACTGACACCGACGTTCCAAACGATTTCGTTAAAGGAATGCAACAAGGTTCAGCAGTTGCTCCTGGTCGTCCAAACCGCAATGCACCTGTATGGCAGAAGCCTGCCGCAGAAACTCTCTCAGAGCGTGCACATGTTGGTTCGGCTGCCTGGATTGAAGCACCAACAATGCTTGGCGAGTTTGCTCACGGCACATACACAGACCGTGCAGAGCAGATGATTGAAACTGTCGTTCGCTCAGGTGGACGTCAACAGCGCCCAGCCCCAACAGTCGTAAACGACTAGTTATTTGACAACCTGAACCCGCTCATACGGTAGTGTATGGGCGGGAACAGGATGTATTTGGAGGAGTTCAGTGAGAAAACCTGCTAACTTAAAACTGTATGCAATGTTTGTTGCACAGGCCAAAGCAAAATATTCTAAATGGCCTAACCCTGGCGCTAGTGCTTGGGTTGCAAAAAAATATCAACAAGCAGGTGGTCAGTACGTAGAAACAACTGAAGCAGACCGTCGTCGAAAGATGGCACAAAAGAAACAACAACACGAACAAGAAAAGAAACGCAGTACTAAAAAAGAAGATAACAAAAAACAAGACAAGAAATCCGAAAAGGATAAAGGCAAGAAGTAATGTCATTTCTTGATTTCACGCCACCGTCGTATCGTGCGGCGTCATCTGACCTTACTATTTCTATTTCACCACTTGGCCTTGTAGAACTTGCTGACGAAGAATTTGAGGTTCACGGTCCTCGTTTAAACCGTTACTCCCTTAACTGGGCAATGTACCTTGGTCATCATTGGGGCTATCGCCGTGAACAAGGCGAAATGCAGATTGCTGTTAATTATTACAGAGCATTTAATGACTACCTTGCAAGATTTGTTTTTGGTCGTGGTGTTCATTTCCGTTCTCCAAAATCTACCGAAGCAATAGTTCCAGACCGTCTAGAACGTATCTGGGAAGTTGATAATGACAAGATGCGTGTCCTACTTGAGATAGGACAACAAGGCGGCATCACAGGCGATGTATTTGTTAAAGTAGCATACGAGGAGCCTTGGACTGACTCTGCTGGAATGTTCCATCCAGGCCGTGTTCGTATTCTTCCTATGAATTCCTCATTCTGTTTCCCTGAGTTTCATCCACATGATAGAACTCGACTACTAAGATTCAAACAAAAGTATCGTTTCTGGGGCACCTCATTAGAAGGTACTAGACAAGTATTTACTTACACTGAAATTTTGACCGATGATGTAATCGAAGAATACATAAACGATGAACTCATCGACTCACGTCCAAACCCACTTGGTCTTATTCCAGTGGTACATATTCCTAATGTTCCTGTTTCAGGTTCACCGTGGGGTCTCTCGGACGCACACGACATCATCACTATCAACCGTGCATATAACGAAATTAGCACCGATGTCGCAGACATCATTAACTATCACGCTTCTCCTGTGACAGTTATCGTAGGTGCTAAAGCCTCTAACCTTGAGAAAGGTGCAAAGAAGGTTTGGGGCGGTCTTCCAAAAGACGCCCAAGTCTTCAATCTTGAAGGTGGTGCGCAAGGAGTTGACGGCGCACTGAAGTATCTTGAGTTGCTAAAGCGCTCAATGCACGAACTAATGAACATTCCTGAGACTGCGCTTGGACAAGTCCAACCAATCTCAAACACATCAGGTGTTGCTCTGTCTATTCAGTATCAACCATTGATGAACCGCTATTCTCAAAAAGTAGCGCAATATGGTAAAGGTCTTGAGCGAATCAATGAACTTGCACTTCGCACCCTTGCCATTAAGGAACCACAGACGTTCTTCTACAATCCAGATGAAGATGGTCCTATTAAGGTAGGTCAATTAGACCGCCTTGACCCAAATGACCCAATCTCTTACATGAACTATGTGCAGTTCCCACCTCCACTTCCTCTAGATAAACTTATTATCCTCAATGAAATCCAGACCAAACTTGGTATGGGCCTTGAATCAAAAGAGGGTGCACTTCGTACACTCGGCGAAGAGTTCCCAGAAGAGAAACTACAAGAGATTCGTCGTGAACTTATGGAGGATGCAAAGGCTGATGGTGCTCTTTCTCTCATCCGCGTTCAAATACAGAAACAAATCCAAGATTTAACAGGAATGATGCCAGGACCTGATGGTTCAAGTGCGGTTCCGTTGGCTCCAACGCAGTTAGGCGATGGGGATGTTATGGGAGATGGAATCGAAGGACCACAAACTCCAAAAAAACTAGAGGACCCAGCAGTTCAAGAGGCCAAGATGATTGAGGACCAAGCCGAGGCTGGTATCCGAAATGACCTACTAACCCAAGCCTATGGAACTAAGATTCCACAAAGACGGGTGGTAGATAGAGAGTAGATTTCCAACTGTAAAAAGTTTGGAATATAACGAGACAATTACGCATAAATGTAATGCAATTATCTCATAACAATCAAGGGACACGCCGCAAGGCATACGGACAACGAGACAAGAAAGATAAGTGAATACTGCTATGGATAACACAGTAGAAATGACAGACACAAATCTGTCACCAATTGAAAGTAGCGAGTCAACTATGTCTTTACCTGGATATACAGCCGATGATATTGCAAAGGCACGTGAACAGGAAAAAGCAAAGTTGTACCCACAACTTGAAAAGATGAAAGAAGAACTCGCATCTCTGAAAAGAGAACGTGAGGAAACGGCAGCCCGTGAAGCAGAGCGTCAAACACGCATTGCTGAAGAGGAAAGTCGTGCAGCACAGTTGAAGAAGGAACAGGAAGAGAATGAACTGTCCTTCAAAGACCTTCTCAAAAAGAAGGAGCAAGAATTTCAATCTCAATTAGAGAATGAACGTCTTGAAAGAGAACGTGCTATTGCACTCTTAGACCAAGAGCGCAAGTTTCAAGAGTTGATGAATTACCGTCAATCTCGATTGGAACAGGAAAGAGAAAATATCATTCCTGAACTTATTGATTTAATTGAAGGCGATACACAAGATGCAATTGAGCAGAGCATTTCAACTCTTAAAGAAAAATCTGCTCGAATTCTCGATTCCGCTCAACAGGCTATGCAGTCTGCTAGAGCACAAATGGCAGGACCACGCATAACAGCGCCTGCCTCAGGACCCCTCGACACCAATTCGGACACACAATCGTTAACACCTGATTCAATCAGGGAGATGTCATTGGCAGACTATGCGAAACAAAGAGCCAAATTGCTTGGCAATGCAGCAAACAATCGTGGTCAGGGACTGTTCGGTTAATCCAACAACTATCTAGAAAGGACTTGACCTAAATGGCAAGTGCAATTACAGGTACTGGTCAACTAGCCAGCGCCCCTACCGCTTATTCAGGCTCTAATACATCCCTGAATCAAGCAATTCAAACAATCTGGTCGAAGGAAATCCTCTTCCAGGCAATGCCAATTCTTCGTTTTGAACAGTTTGCTGTAAAGAAGACTGAACTAGGAGTTGCTCCTGGTCTTCGTGTGAACTTCCTTCGTTACAAGAACTTTGCAGTAGACCCATCTCCTCTAACAGAAGGTGTTCGTATGACAACGAACGCTCTTACTGCAGAGCAGATTGCAATTACTGTTGCAGAACACGGCTACGCAGTAGCAGTTTCTGAACTTCTTCTCAACGCATCCTTCGATGACGTAATGGCTTCTGCCTCACGTCTTCTTGGTCGCCACATGGCACAGTACCTAGATGTACAGGCACGTAACACACTATCTGCAGCAACATCTGCAGTATTTGGTTATGACCGCTCTGCACTACAGGGTGTCAATGACTGGTACAACGAAGGTGCCGCAGCAACACAGTTCTCAGACCTAGATGGTAACTACAAGTTATCAACAGGTGCTGTAAAGGATGCTGCTCTTACCCTTGCTGGTAAGAACATCCCACGTCTCGGTGAGACATACGTACAGTTCGTACACCCTAAGCAGTCACGCGATATCCGTTCGAACCCAGAGTTCATCGAGGTAACAAAGTACGCTGCTCCAGGAAACTTCATGCTCGGTGAAATTGGACGTCTATACGACGTAGTATTCATCGAAACCACACAGGTTAAGAAGTTGGCTGTTAACGCTTCTTATACAACTTCAACAAGCGTAGGAGTTCCTGCGTCTCAGATTGAGGTTCCTGTTAAGGCTAACACTCGTCCAGGTTCAGGCGGTAACCCAGAGTCTGCAGATTTCACTGCTGAAAAGGGTTACTTAACTTCTGCAACTGGTAACGGTGCTGAGGTTTACGAATCAATCATGATTGGTGACAATGCATTTGGTCACGCAATCTCTCTCCCAGTTGAACTTCGTGATGGTGGTGTTCTTGACTTTGGTCGTGAGCACGCTCTTGCTTGGTACGCAATCTGGGGTCTAGGTGTTATTACAGACCAGGCTATCGTCAAGGTCTACACCAACTAGTAATTAGCAGTACCGTCTGGGGGTCATACTCCTTCTTTGACCCCCAGACACAACAACCAACATTCTTAGGAGAATAAACACCGTGGCAAATAAAGCAACAAGTCCATTGGATGCAACAGGAGTTGCAGCCGAGAAAGCAGCAAAAAAGAATGCTGCTGAATTAAAGAAGCGTCAAGAAGAAATTTCTATCGCTAACCAGTTAGAGGCCGAGAGCCTAGAGCGAGATGTATTTGACCCAAAGAAACCCGATGCTCCTCTTGTATTAGATGACATTGAGGATGTTGGAGTTTCGGTGTCGAATGAATACGTAGTCATTCGAACCGTCACCGATATTGATGACATGACATTCGGTGTCGTAAATGGGACTCCGCAAAGTTACTCTTTTAAATCAGGTGCTAAGTACCGTGTTCCACGGCACATCGCTGATTACCTAGAGCAACTTGGATACATTTGGCGGCCTAACTAAGCCGTCACAAGTAGTCCAACCCTCAACTGGTTCCCGCCCTCCTCCCAGTTGGGGGTCGGACCTTTTTTGCGCTGTTAAATCTCCGGTTACAAGGGACAATACTTACAACTTATTTTCGGAGGTAGTGTGGCGAGTTTAACTAGCCTTGGCAGTCGTCTCAGATATGAGATTGGCGATATCCCCAAGTCCTTCGTGTATCAATTTACAGCCGATGGAACTACTAACCGTTTTCTTGTTCCTTACTCGCCTCTTGATGGCGCGAATCTTTCTATTATTCAAGACAACGTAAATGTGTCAGATGATGTTGAGGTAGAAGAAGCCACTGGCTACATAGTTTTTGACACAACACCTGCTGATGGCGACGTTATTGTTGTCGCTGGCAATTACTTTAGATATTTCACTACATCAGAAATTGAGCAATACATAAGCACAGCATTTGCTGAACACAGTGCTTATCACACGGACGCGTACGGGCGCACGGTGTCCTTAGTTAATATGCCCGCTCTTGAAGAGTACCCAGTAGTTGTATATGCGTCTACCTTGGCGCTTTATGCCTTGGCTAATGATGCGGCATTTGATATCAACGTGTTTGCACCAGATGGTGTAACTATTCCACGTTCTGAACGTTATCAACAGTTAATGCAGATGATTCAGGCACGTCAGAATCAGTACAGGGAACTCTGCAATCAACTTGGCATCGGTATGTACAAGATTGATGTCTTTAGTTTGCGCCGAATTTCAAAGACTACAAATCGCTATGTACCAATCTTTGAGCCAATGGAAGTCGATGATAGAGAGACCCCAACAAGAGTTTACGTGCCTATCCCAACCTATGGCGGAGTTGAGGTTCCTGTTACAACCGTTGTTCAAGACCTTTACATCTATGAAGGCGATGACTACACCTTCAACGTGGTCTTTGATTTTGAACTCGATACCTACACAGCAACCGCAGAAATACGTGCGCTTCCTGGAAGTTCTGCCTTAATAACTTCTTTCACCATTACAAAACCTGACGTTGGTTCAGGTGATGGAGCGGGGCTTCGTACTTTACAGTTGGACCTTACTGAAGCCCAGACTCGTATCCTTCCAAAGACGTCGTACTACGATATTCAAATGGTGGATTCAAACGGCGTTACAAAAACGTACGTTACGGGTAAAATCTTCTTGACTAAAGAGGTGACTGTTCCATGAGCCAGTATGTAAGACCAGGCGCTAATTCTACGACGTATGTAAACGACGTCATTAGTATTACAACGCCTTCAGGAACAGCCTCTTATGGAACGACTGGGTCAGTAACAGAGGTAGTAGTTCCAGACCTTGCTTATACTCATAACCAAAATACAGCAAGTGCAACATGGACTGTACTTCATAATCTTGACTTTTTTCCTAACGTCACAGTTCAGGATTCAGGTGGTACAATCGTTGAGGGCGAAATCGCATACACCAATCGGAATCAAATCGTGCTCACATTCACAGCAGCGTTCAGTGGCAAAGCCTATCTATCTTAAGGAGACCTTGAGTGGCACGTAAATTTTTAACCCCGATTGATTTATCTAAATTAGAATTACAGAATGCTCGCATTCAGAACCTAGCAACAGCGCCATCGAGCCCTGTTGTAGGTCAAATTTATTTTGATACCGTACTTGGTTATCTACGCACCTGGAATGGCAGTTCATGGATTAACACCAGTACTGGTGCTCAGGGAACTCAAGGTACACAAGGAGCAACTGGCGATACTGGTGCACAAGGTACTCAAGGAACGCAGGGTACTGCTGGTGCACAAGGTCTTGACGGTGCTAACGGTGCTCAGGGAACTCAAGGTACGCAAGGAACTAATGGTGCTCAGGGAACCCAAGGAACTCAGGGAACGCTTGGTTCTCAAGGAACTGTAGGAGCGCAAGGAACACAAGGAACACAAGGAACAGAGGGTGCACAAGGAACTGAAGGTCAGCAGGGTACTCAAGGAACAGAGGGTGCACAAGGAACTGAAGGTCAGCAAGGTACGCAAGGCACTGTAGGTGCACAAGGAGTCCAGGGCACACAAGGAACACAAGGTGTACAAGGCACTCTTGGTGCGCAAGGTGCACAAGGAACTGAAGGTTCTCAAGGAACGCAAGGTGCAGAAGGCGCCCAAGGAACACAGGGAACTCAAGGAGCAGAAGGTGCTCAAGGTACTGAAGGTACACAGGGTGCTACAGGTTCATTCGGTGGCGAAACTCATGAGTACAACTACCTTACAAACACTGGTGAAACAGACCCAGGTTCAGGTAACGTAAAGTTTGATAGCACCACATTCTCTTCAGTTACAGAGATGTACATTGATGATATTGACTTTAATTCTTTAGATATTTCTTCATTCCTTGAAACAATTGATGACTCAACATCAAGTATCAAGGGAACAATTAAAGTAACAGACGCTACAGACCCACTTAACTATGCGTTCTTCCAGATTGTTAATGCGCATACTGACCAGGGCACTTGGTACACAGTTCCAGTTGCATACGTATCAGGAACTTTGACTATTGTTAACAACGACAATATCTACTTAACATTTGCTCGTGTTGGTGATAAGGGTGACACTGGTCTACAAGGTACAACTGGTGCGCAAGGCGTACAAGGAACTGTCGGCTCTCAAGGAACCCAGGGAACTCTTGGTGCTCAAGGAACACAGGGCACCGAAGGTGCTCAAGGTGTTGAAGGTCAACAGGGTGTTCAAGGTACTGAAGGAGCCCAAGGAACTCAAGGCACTGAAGGTGCACAGGGTGCACAGGGCACAGTAGGTTCTCAAGGAACACAGGGAACTGTCGGTTCACAAGGAACCCAGGGTACGCAAGGTACAGACGGTATTCAAGGTCTTGATGGTGCTCAAGGTACCGAAGGAGCCCAAGGAACTCAGGGAACTCAGGGTACTGATGGTATTCAGGGTCTTGATGGTGCTCAGGGTTCACAGGGTACAGTCGGTGCGCAGGGCACACAGGGCACCCAAGGCGTTCAGGGAGTCCAGGGAGTTCAAGGTACACAGGGTGCTACAGGAACCACTGACCCAATCACTGCTGGTTATGCGTTACAGAAAACTGGCGATGAAATTAAATTTGATGCCTTTGTTGCATCAACAGGTGCAAAATTTGAAGGTGCTCAATTTACAACGACCCTCAAAGCAATCACACCTACTGCCAATCAAGATATCAGTCTTCCAGATGCTGCAGGTACTATCGCTCTTACCAGCGACATCACAGCAACGATTGCTGATACTGATGACGTTCCAGAAGGTTCAGGCAATCTCTACTTCTCAGTACAGCGTGTAAATGATGCGCTAAACACAGTTGTTGTTGATGGAACAGGTATCCAAACAACCTACAACGGTGCACAGCAGACCTTTACCATTGCTGTTGACACAGCAGTTATTGCTACAAAGGACTATGTAGACGGAGTTGCTCAGGGACTTGATGTTAAAGAGTCTGTACGAGCCGCTACTGCTGCAGCACTTCCTGCATACACTTACACAAGTGCTAATGGTGGAACGCTTACTGCAAATGCAAATGGCGCCCTAACAATTGACACTGTTGCAGTTGAAGATAACGAGCGAGTCCTTGTTAAGAACGAAGCAGGTGGAAACCGTGCTTACCATGGTATCTATCTAGTTAACCACAAAGGTTCAGGCTCTACTCCATGGGTGCTTGTTCGTGCAGAAGATGCAAACGCAACTGGAGAAGTTACTGCAGGACTCTTTACCTTCGTAGAGGAAGGTGGTCAAGCAGACACTGGTTGGGTTCTTTCAACAAATGAGACGATTACTCTTAACTCAACTAACCTTATCTTTACACAGTTCTCAGGAGCGGGAGCGTTCACCGCTGGTGACGGTCTCACACAGACTGGCACAACGTTTAATGTTGGTGCTGGAACAGGCATCTCAGTTGCAGCCGATACAGTTGCAATTGATACTTCGGTAGTTGTTCGCAAATTTGCAGCAACTATTACTCCAGTAAATCCGTTCTCAGCAACAGATTTCACAATTACACACAACCTTGCCACTGAAGATATTCAGGTAAAGGTCTACGACACAGCAAACAAAGAAGAGGTTGTTACAGATGTCGATGTAACAGGAATAAACACTGTAGAGATTAGATTTGCAGTTGCTCCAGCCTCTGGAGAAACCTACAGGGTGGTAGTCCAGGCTTAATATGAGCAAAAGAGCACTAGTTCCCATTAACGTACTGGCTTCGAATACGGAGCCAGTAGGTCGCTATGCTGGGGACCTGTACTTTAATCCAGATAACCATAATCTTTATGTTTTTGATGGAGTTATTTGGACAGAAATTGCTACTACACCTTCATTTGACATAATTGAAGGTGGAGATGAAGCCGATGGTAGCGATGCCTATACTGCAACAGCAGATGGTGGAGATGAAGCAAGTGGCAGTGATACATACACAAGTTCTTATGAAGGTGGAGGAGTCCTCTAATGGCAGTTACAATCAAGTTACGTCGTGGAACAGCGACCAACTGGAGTAATAATAATCCAACACTTGCCGCTGGTGAAGTTGGTATTGAAACCGATACTGGGAAATTAAAAGTTGGTAATGGTTCTACTGCTTGGAACTCACTCGCTTATGGCGGATTACAAGGTATTCAAGGAACACAGGGTGTACAGGGAGTTCAAGGTACGCAAGGTGTTCAGGGAGTCCAGGGAGTCCAGGGAATTATTGGAGAAACTGGTGCTCAGGGAACACAAGGCACACAGGGAACACAAGGCACACAGGGAACACAAGGCACTCAGGGTACACAAGGAACCGAAGGACAACAGGGAGTCCAGGGAACGGTTGGTTCTCAAGGAGTACAGGGTATTCAAGGAACTCAAGGAACTCAGGGAGTAATTGGTTCTCAAGGAACGCAAGGAACCGAAGGAACTCAAGGAGTCCAAGGAACACAGGGAACTCAAGGAACTACAGGTGCACAGGGAACTCAAGGAAGTATTGGTGCTCAAGGTAGTCAAGGTCTTGCTGGTCAAAGTGGTTCTTCTTCAAGCATTTTTGAATACAAAGCAGACGCTGCTAGCCAAGCAGATTCAGAACCATCAAGTGGAAATTTGCGTTGGAACAATACAACACAAACTAGCGCTACATTCTTGTACATAAGTCATTTAGACCAACTTGGTAATGACAATGACGTTCTGTATTCAGTGATTAAACAGGGCGACAAGATTACTATTCAAAAGAAAGCCGACTCTACTTCCTATCAAACATTTGATGTCACTGGTGCGATAACAGTAGTTACAAATAGTTATGTAAAGATTCCAGTATCTAACACTGGTTCTGGAACTTCTCCAACAAACTTTTCTACCAATGACACTATCTCTTTTATTATTTCTTTCCTAGGTGTACAAGGACCTACAGGACCACAGGGAACTCAAGGAACAATAGGTGCTCAAGGCACAGTTGGTTCACAGGGCGTACAAGGAACTCAGGGAACACAGGGTGTTCAAGGTACAGGCGGTACACAAGGAACTCAAGGAACCGTTGGTGCTCAAGGAGTTCAAGGAGTTCAAGGTACTCAAGGAGTTCAGGGAACTCTTGGTACGACTGGTGCACAAGGCACGCAGGGTACTCAAGGTACAACTGGAACTGGAACCCAAGGTACTCAGGGTGCGCAAGGAATTGGTGGAGTCCAGGGTTCTACAGGAACTGCAGCAGCAGGTGGCTCAATCCCAGATATCTTGATGCTAGGTGGTATGTAGCAACTCAGTACTGCCGTTGTGAATTTGGCTATGTACTGCTGCCTGCATTAAGAATTTTATAGGTCGATATACTCTTGGCTTTAGAGTGTATGTAGCAAACTTCATCTGGTTCTCTTCTTGCTTCATTCTAAAGTTGAATACATACCAATCTACAGGGGCTGTGATGCCACGTGTGGCTACATCATTAAGCGCTTTTTCTGCCCCACGTTTACTTACTGCATAACCTGCACATGACCATTGTTGATATGAACGACAGACGTGCTCTTCATAGATGTCGTGCTCTTCTTCGTTGTAAGCAAATAGCGAGTCGTCTGGTACAAAGAAAGAAAAGAAATCCCAAGTAGGCATTAACTGCTGCATGTAGAAATTCATTATGGGTTCAAAATTTGCGCTTACAACTATGTCGTCTTCAAAGATAATCAATACATCTTTATCTGTTTCAAGGAACTTTTTGTATGCCAACCAGTTACTTGCCCATACTCCTACTACTCCTGAACTAGGTGGGAAAGTCTCTCCAGGCTGTGCGTAATCTTCAACCGTGTTTACTTTGAAGTCTGGATTTTCATTGATGAACTTCTCTGCCTTTTCTGCAGTATTTAGATACATCGTAGGTGAGCCAAGTCTTGGCAAGAATGACATACGGTTTAAAATGCCCTCGTAAGATTTATTTCGTATTTCATTTCCAGTATCGGTATGAAAGACTTCAAAGCATGCGTTATTTAGCATTTCTGTATCCATACCTGATAGCCAGACTCAATCAATACATACTGGCCTTTACATACCTCTAAAACGGCGTCTACGCCCCGTTTAGGCTCTAAATAGGGATTGCCGTTGTAATTCCATAAATAGTCATCAAAAGCCATCACACCACCTGTTTCTAGCCATTTAAAGGCATTGAGGCCATCTAGGGCGGTCTGTAGCGCTGTATGGTCTCCATCTATGTAGATGAAGTTAAATGTCTCTTTATTATCACTAAAGAACTGGTCGCTAGTCATCTTGCACTTGACTAATCGCAAGTCATCAAATCTAGAATCGTAATAAGACTCTATTGAAGAAAAGTCCATAGATTCATGGGCCGCCTCTTCGCTTCCTTCCCAAGTATCTACATCATGTAAGCGTTCAATCTCTCGATTTTTAAGTAACCACTCCGTTGCATCACCTGTATAGGTACCAATCTGCAAGGCTCGTAATGGCACGTTAGGAACGTGACGAAAGTACTTTTCTACATCTTTAAACCAGTTAGGAAACATTATGCAAACAACTTCATGTTACTAAGGCATCCATAGACATACTCTGGAGACATCTTGTGATTATCTAGTAGGTCTTGAAAGATTGCTCTACTTTCGTCTTTGCGACCAATCCACCAGCCTGTAACGGCCTTTTCAAACATAAGGCAGTAGACACCATTGTATTCCACATAACCTGGCGTAGGTAAATGGTTAGCAACCATGGCAAATTGCAGACCAATTTCGGCAAATGCATAGGCTTTATTCCAGTCCTTGTTGCGCTCATAGAATCGTGAAAGAATGAAGTACGCCTCTGGTCGTGAAGGCATGAAAGCAATAGCATTATGCAAAGTAGTTAATACGGTAGCGGTTCTATCGTTCTGTCTAGAGAAGCAGAGAGCCATCTTTAACAGGGCCGTATAAGTTAATAACGGATTGGTCTTATATCCTAAATCTGCTGCCCTAAGAAAGAATCCAGCAGCAGAAGCATGCTGTTTTAGCCTCTCATATTCTTCCGCTAATGCAAAGTTTTTATTAGCATCTCGTGTATTAGAAGCAAGGTCAATAGCAAGGTCTTTAACCGACATACGAGAGAGCCTCCGTAATCAGGCCATTAACTACATGGCGTGGAATCTCAAGAATAAATGCAGCATTATCAGCGACAGAAAAACTCACAAGTAGGTTGTTATCTCTAACTGCGGCTCCTGTACAAAACTCAATCTTTACATCCATAAATGCAAACTCTTTACTTAATCCTAAAAAGTTAAAGTCATTATCCCAAACAATAAGGCGATGTCTATAAACTGAGTCTTTCTGATTAAGGTAGTTGCGCCATAACGCTACTTCATGTGTAAGGCAGATGTAGTAATCGCCCCAAGGAATTATGTGTGAGCCACCACGTTGGTCTTTAGGAGATGTAGGTGTCTCTCGTGTGAACTCTTGAACAGTCTCTGGCTTTTCAGGATTAGACCACACAACTTCTGTAGGCATTGCCCACTTAACAAAGTGATATGGGAAATCAAGAATGGGCATCCAATTCTTTTCACAGTAGGAAGTGTTCTCGTGCACGGGCGCGGGCATGCGCACGCGTGAGACTTCCTTAGCAGTCCACTTGTCTTTATCTAAATCAATCTTGGAGTATTCCATACGACCTTGTCCATTAGGCGTGGTATCACGGCGCACACCAATCATGTACAGGTCGCCATCCCATCTAACGACTCTGGCATCTTCAAGTCCGTGGAATTCCCAGATAGGCTTATGAAGATTGAGCATCTCTACCTGAGTAGAGTTAATTAGATTTAAGTCCTTATCAAGGCGGCACATATAGTTAAAGGTGACCAGCCTCTGGTCCTTTTCTGGATGCAAGTAAGTAAGCGGCCCCCAAGGACTAAAGAATCTTTCATCTTCTTCAGAAATGTAGAGGGTGTAATTAACACACCTGACATTGACCAGGATATCCCCATCGTCGTCAATAAAGATGGATGGGTTCATAATTCCCGTGTTATCAGGCAGGTTATGAGGTACTATAAGAGGCGCTAATTTTCCGCCCTGAGATACCGATTTATGCACCAGATTCATGGAGTACACTTTAACCCACATATCAGTCTAGAACCAATTAACCTAGGCTTACCTTTTCCTGAAGGAGCAGCATGCCAACAGCATATAAAGTCTTGGGTCAATCAAACCCATCAGCAACAACAGCAACTTCGCTGTATACAGTCCCATCGGCTACAGATGCCGTAGTCTCTAGCATCTCGATTGCTAACTTAGCGGCCTCAGATGCGGCATTCCGCATTGCAGTGCGTCCAGCAGGTGCAACACTTGCTAACGTGCACTATCTTGCGTACGACGTAACTGTTGGCGCCAACGATACGACAATCATCACAGTCGGTATCACGCTAGATGCCACTGATGTAATCACTGTATACGCATCAACAGCAAATCTAGTATTCCACGCATACGGTTCTGAAATCTCCTAGTCTTAAAGGACCTACCAAATGACGGTAAGTAGTGTCAAGACAGGCGATGATGGTTACGACGTAAATGTAACTAATGTTTCCTGGTTAACAAATGTGGCTTCTGGTAGAGGTATTTGGGGTGGCGGAAATAACAGCAGTGATGTTACTCAAAATGTAATTGATTATGTAGCCATTTCTTCGGCAGGTAATGCCATAGATTTTGGCGATTTGTCAGCAGTTCGCTATATGCCAGGAACATGTGCTTCTAGTGTTAGAGGACTATTTGCTGGAGGAGGAACTTCTGCTAGCACATATTTGGCTGCTTCTCAATACATAACTATTGCTTCCACTGGAAACGGCATTTCTTTTGGTGATTTAACCGTTAGTAGAGCACGCATGTTTGGATGCGGTAGTGAAACTCGTGGGATAATTGGTGGTGGAAGAACTGGTTCAAACGCACAAACCAATACAATTGACTACTTTACAATTGCAACAACAGGAAATGCCGCAGACTTTGGTGATTTGAGTGCTTCAATTTCAGATATGGCATCTTGTTCATCTACCACACGAGGACTGTGGGCAGGTGGAGGTCCACCATATAATCCATCAGCACTACTTAAAATAGAATACGTAACTATTGCTTCTACTGGAAATGCTACTAATTTTGGAAATTTAACTCAAGGAAGATTCAGTCTTGCTGGATGTTCTTCTCCTACAAGAGCGTTGTTTGGTGGAGGTAACAGGGATACCCCCGTCGTAAACACTATAGATTATGTAACAATCGCCTCGACAGGAAATGCCACAGACTTTGGTGATTTGACAGTTGCTAGACATGAACTAGGTTCTACGTCTAACTCTACCCGTGGACTTTGGGGAGGTGGAGCAGTCACTAACACTATTGATTATGTAACTATTGATACCACTGGCAACGCAGTAGATTTTGGTGATTTAACAGTTGCAAGATATGGGTCATCTGCACTCTCTAATGCTCATGGTGGAATTGACAGAGAACAATTGCAGTTTATAAATAGTAATGGTGCACTTACAGAGTCTACCCAAGGACTTGGTGTGTTTGGTCAAGGATGGGCTGGAAGTAATAACAACGTAATTGATTATGTAGACATTCAATGTCTTGGTAACGCAGTAGATTGGGGAGATTTAACTACTTCAGGTTCTGATGGCGGTGCAGGAGGAGGAAAAACTCGTGGTTTAATTGGTGCTGGGTATAACATGGGTGCCTCTGTAAACTACATTACTTTTTCTTCAAAAGGAAATGCTATTTCATTTGGAAACACTAGCGTAAGTAGAGGGGGAGAAGGCCCTAGAGCAACTGCCAATGATACTCGTTGCCTTTTTGCAGGAGGCGCCAGTAGTTCCAATGTCATTGACTACTTTACAATAGCAACGATTGGTAATGCCGTTGATTTTGGTGATTTAACGGTTGGAAGAACTAATCCCGCATCTCTTGCTTCTCCAACTCGTGCTGTTTTTGCTGGAAATGGAAATACTATTGACTACGTAACAATTGCATCCACAGGAAATGCCACAGACTTTGGTGACTCTGCAAATGGAACAATTCAAGAAGCATGTGCTACGTCTAGCGATACGAGAGGCGTTATACATTTAGGTCAAGCCACTGGTGGAGATAGAACAGTCGTAGAGTATCTAACTATAGCAACAACAGGAAATACTACAAATTTTGGTACTTTAATATCTTCTTTAGTTGGAAGAGGCGCAGCAGGTTCTAAAATACGAGCAGTGTTTGCTGGAGGAGAATCGGGGTATTCAAATGCAATGGAATACGTTACAATAGCAACTACAGGTAATGGTACAGATTTTGGAGATTTGACTGTTGCTAGGGCTGATGTACAAGGACTATCAAACACACACGGAGGAGTATAGATTGGAAAACACAATGGAAAATAACATCGAACTACATGACCCAGTCGTAGTTGGCGGTGATATTGCGTTAGTTGAGGTAAGTAATCAACTTGCAATTTCCCCTGAATACAAGGGCATGCTGCAACATATCAGTAACACTCTGCCAGCAATCAAGAGAGATTCAGAGAACTTCTATAAGTCTGCATCTCAGTTCAAGGGCGTCACACTCGATGTCACTGACTTGACTCCAATGGGCTCTCTCAAGCATATCTTGGCAGTTCTTGACCGTACTCGTATGGCTCTTGAAGAGGCCCACATTGCCTTGAAGCGTAAACAGATTCAGATGAAGCAGAAGCAGGAAGAGTATGACAAAGAGACTGATGACTACAAAAAAGATTTATTAAATGTAGATATCGTTGAACTTGCTGTACAAACTGCCAATACTGAGAATTCAATTAGGGGCGCAATTAGAAAGATGTCCTTCTTTACTACTCAGTATGAAGCCATTGTAGAAAAACTCGGCAAAACTGAAATCACTGAAGAGGACTATGAATTAAATGAATCCCGCCATCACGTTATGACAGCGATGAAGCAGGCTCTCAATGCCGCACGCACACGCGGGGGACTCATTGATGAGGGTAACCATATCTATCTCTTTGATATGGGTATCAACGGAGCAGCGGCCCAAGCAGAGGTCTTTGCTTACCTTGAAATGGAAAATGATTTAATGAAGAAGGGCATCGAACCGACCCATGAAATGACTATAATGTGGCTTGAAGCCTGCGCCGATAAGTTTGCCGATTGTGGTCGTAAATTTGCGGAAAGCCGTGGGTTCGTACCTCTCGACAAGAAGTCACTAGCAAAGGAGATTACCAGTGGCAAAGAAAGTAATTAGTTACAAACTAGACAATGGCACAATTCCAGCCTATGTCTCTGATGGTGGTTATTTTGCCAAAGACCCAAATGACACACCTAACATGGTCTGCCTTGGAATCTCTGTAGATAACCCAACTCTTCCAGCAGGAGTCACAGAGTATGCAGATGAGGCGGCAGTAGTTACCTACCTCAACACATACACATCTGAGTGGAGAAAAACTGACCCAATAACAAAAGAAGATTTGGGTCCTTGGTCACAGGCAGACGCTGCTGCGTATTTGTTTGCAAAACTGTAAAAAATAACTAGTTAGAAAGAGAGCGCATCTTGGCTATCCTTAGTCTGAAAAGACGTACCAAACTTCGCAGTGCGCTCGCTGCTAACACTTCCTGGCCCGCAAATGTATCCTCTGGTAGAGGAGTGTTTGTTGCTGGACATGTCAATGATAATACCATCGACTACATAAGCATTGCCTCTGCTGGAAATGCAGTTGATTTTGGGGATTCGCTATATGCGAACGGTTTTTCATCGGGAACTGGTTCCTCGACTAGAGGAGTAATCTTTGGAAGACAGGTAGGAACAGCAGGTGCAGACAAAATTGAATACATTACTATTGCTTCTACTGGTAATGGAACAAATTTTGGAAACTTAAGTGGAGTAAGACAGACAACAGCGTCCTGCGGAAGTGAGACTAGAGGAATCGTTGGTGGTGGAAGTAATGAAAGTGGCGCAGGTACTCATCAAACTGTTATAGAATACATCACAATTGCTTCTACTGGTAATGTAACTAACTTCGGTTCTTTGGTTGTTGGTAAAAGAGGACCAGCGTCTTGTTCTTCACCAACTAGAGGTATATGGGCTGGTGGAGCCTCCCCATCAGGTTCTAACGAAATTGATTACATCACAATTGCTTCTACAGGTAATGCCACCGATTTTGGTGACTTAACACAAAATCAGTGGTTAGCAGGAGCAGTGTCTTCTAGCACACGAGGAGTAATTGGAGGTGGAGATGCGGAACCTCAAAATACTATAGCGTACATAACATTTGCATCTACGGGAAATGCTACCGACTTTGGCGATTTGACAGTTGGTCGTAGTTATGTCGCAGGAGTGTCAAATTCTACTAGAGGCGCTTTTGGTGGAAATGGAAATACCATTGACTATATTACAATTGCCTCGACAGGTAATGCTACTGATTTTGGCGATTTGACTACAAGTCGTTACGCCATTGCTGGAGTTTCTAATAGACACGGTGGAATAGAGTTACCACTTCCATACTCTTTGGCAGCGGCTCAAGCCTTTTTTGCTGGTGGCGGTTCGTACTCAGGACTTATAGAAACTGTTGACATCGCTACTCTTGGAAATACTGCTTATTTTGGTGATTTAAGTCAAGCAAGAAATTCTGTAAGTGGACTCAGTTCAAGTACTAGAGGAGTATTTGCTGGAGGAAACAACGGTTCAAACTTAAACACTATTGATTACATAACACTTGCTTCTGCAGCAAATGCAGTCGATTTTGGTGACCTTCTAAATGTTTCACAAAAACCATCAACGTGCTCAAATAGCACAAGAGGAATAATTACTTTAGGTCTTAGTGCTTCTGGTTATTCAAATATTATTGAATATGTAACAATAGCAACCACAGGAAACGCCACCGACTTCGGTGACTCTACGCAAAATCATGGATTTGCCTCTGCTTGTGCTAGCACAACACGAGGAGTTGTTGGTCCTCGATTCTTAGGAAGCAACACAGATTCTAACGTAATCGACTATGTGACCATTGCCTCAACAGGAAATGCCACAGACTTTGGCGATAGCACAGTGGCTAGATTTAATTCAGCAAGTTGTTCAAGTAGCACTCGTGGAATTTGGACAGGTGGCCTTACAAGTGCTGACCAAAACCAAAATGTAATCGAGTACATAACAATCGCCTCAACAGGAAATGCCACAGACTTTGGCGATTTAACAGTTGCAAGATACAACTTATCTGGTGCTTCTAGCAGTACTCGTGGGTTATTTGCTGGTGGAACCGTTTATGGAAGCAGTGCAAGCAACGTAATTGACTATATTACAATCGCTTCTACTGGAAACGCCACCGATTTTGGTGACATACTATCTGCTGGACTGGCTAACGCAGGACTATCTAACGCTCATGGAGGTCTATAATGCCCATAACTACTTTAAAGAATAAGACCTCTGGTAGAAAGTTACTTGCTGGCAACATAACTGACTCTTTACAGTCAGCATTTGTATCTATTGCTACTCCTACAATTTCAGGCAGTGCTAACTTTATAGACTTTACTGATATTCCACAAACATTTCAACATTTACAAATTCGTTTCTCTATTCTTGCAAACGCAACTAATGCAGATGTTACTCTAACATTTAATGGTGTTTCATCGGCAGGCAGTTACACCTATCACGAACTTCGTGGTACTGGAACCGACACCTCTGCAACTGGAAATGGTTCAACAACTTTTATGTATGCTGCTACTAACGCGACAAGTGGAACCTATCCTGCCGTAGGTATTGTAGATATTTTTGACTACGCTAATGACAATAAAATAACAACTATTCGCTCACTTTCAGGAAAAGATGAGAACGGTGGCGGAACTCTTCAAATATTATCAGGTATGAATAAAGTAACTACAGCAGTAACTTCTATTAGAGTTGACTGCGGTGCAACAATAGATACTAAATCAAAAATTGCTCTTTATGGAATTAGGGGGTAGATTGTGCCAAGAACATATGAAACTGTGCAAACCACCACTATTGCTTCAGCAACTTCAACAGTAGAGTTTACTTCTATTAGTTCTGCTTATACCGACTTAATTTTGGTGTGGGCATACAAGTCTAATAGCACAAACAACCCAACTCTTAGATTAACTTTTAACGGAAGTAGCACAGGGTATAGTGGTAGACAAATGTATGGTTCTGGGTCTTCTGTTGCTTCTAATAATAACACAAATGCTTCATTTATCTCTATCGCTCGCGCCGTAGGTGGGCCTTCGGTAGTAAATGAGACTGCGTTAGTTATTCTTCACGTTATGGACTATGCGGCTACCAATAAATATAAAACCGTATTTGCACAAGTAAACAACGCTCAAAACGGTGGAGAGTTAGACGTTGGAGTATGGGCTAATAACGCTGCAATAAATCAAATCACTTTTACTAGTCCCACCAGCAACGATTTTGCGGTTGGTTCGGTTCTAACCATATACGGAATAAAGGCGGCCTAAAAATGCCAATAACATATAAATTAATTCAGACAGTAACAGTTACAGCCGCAACGCAAAATGTTATTCAATTTTTGAACATACCACAGATTTATGATGATTTAGTTATCAAAATGAGTACTAGAACAAACGAAGCAACCTTTTATTCTGATACTGATATTACTCTTAACTCTGAATCAAGTAGGTATTGGTTTGGTTTTTACTCTGTAAACAATACTAAAGCAGCCAACACTCCAGGAAATTCTGGTTTTAATATCGTTGGAGAAGCCACCGCTGCTAGTGCAACTGCTAATGTATTTGGTATTGCTGACATTTACATTCCTGATTATAAAAGTAGCAATAATAAAGCAATAGGTTCAACAGGTGCGCAAGAAAACGATAGTACAGGTAATAATGGTCTATTCGTACATTCTAATAAAGTAGTTAATGGAACCGCCATTACAAGCATAGAACTTGACCCGTTCTATGCCCCATTAGTGACAAACTCTTCAGCGTCACTATACGGAATAGTAAAGTCATAAGGAGATAAAATGCCAACAAAACTCGTTGTAGATTGCTCTACAGGTGTTACTACTGAAGTAGAACTTACTGCCGAAGAAGTAGCCGAACGTGAAGTAAGACAAGCAGAATACCTTGCTCTCAAGGAGCAAGAACTCTTAGCAGCACAGGCCAAGGCAGAGGCTAAAGCCTCAGCATTGGTCAAACTTGCTGCCCTAGGTCTAACTGAGGAAGAAGCAGCAGCAATCGCTGGCGCTTAATACTTTCTTTCCAGTAACAGTAGGGGATAATCAATCCTATGCGTGGAAGCAAAGTTCAGGGCCGATTTAAAATAGACTTCGAAACCAAGTCTATGGATGAGGGCATGATTGATGAACTACGCGACCCTGTAGGAACGATAGTCGATTGGTGGGTCTGGAACCCAACCGAGTTTGATGATAACTACGCAGACTATGTAGACCCAATCTATGACGTGTCTAATCAGACCGATGGTCTTGGTCGCCGTTGGGATGAGCCATTTGATTTGCCCGTTATGTTGGCGCAACAAGTTCGTGGTTCAAATATATTAAATGAACGAGGCTTTTATACCGTTGATACTTTGCGCCTAGTAGTTGCCGTTGATGATATCAATAGACTTCTTCCTGCAATGATTAGCGACCCAACAGCACATATCAAGGACCGTATTGTCTTCCAGAATACTGTGTTCACGCCCACCCGCGTGAACCCACGAGGAAGGTATAAGGAACGCTATTCTGTTGTTACAATTGACTGCAACCAGGTAAACGCTGAAGAACTTGTAAATGACCCACAGTTCCAGCAGTACGCAGAGTAGGAGATTGTATGTCCTTTGAACCAGAGATAGACCCAGACCTTTTTGACGAAGATTTGATAGCAGAAATTGACCATGAATTCGACATGGCTGAGGACTATGATGACCATTACAACGATGATGAAGCCCTAGAGGAAGAGGAAGAGTAATGGCTAAAGCAACTGCAAAACAAAAAGGTAAAGTTGAAAAGGTCATGAAGGAGTATAAGTCTGGCAAATTAAAGTCAGGCAAAAAGGGTCCAGGTAAAGGACCAGTAGTTAAATCACGTAAGCAGGCAGTCGCTATCGCTATGAGCGAAGCAGGCATGGCTAAAAAGAAGAAGAAATAATGCCACGTAGAAAGAAGTCACCTGGTGCTCGTGCTGGAAAAGCGCCACAGAAACAGGTGCGTACTAATTTAACTGAGTCTAAATTTTCATCAGGTGGCGCAAGGCTACGTAAAAAGAAGGGCGGCTACATACGTAAGCCAAAGCCACCAATTAGATACACTCATCGTAAAAAGGTAGTTATATGAAGACAGTCAAAGTCAGTGGCGTAAAGCACACCGTTAAGAAGAACAAGAAGGGCGATGTAGTCGTTGACCACGAAGCCAAGGCTAAGGCTGGGAAATGGGACAAGATTAACCTGACTAAAAAGGGTGGTTCTAAGACAATTAAGCAGGGTGTCAAGGCCGTTAAGGACTGGCACAAAAAGAATCCTCACAAGAAGGAAAAATAATGGCTAAGAAGTCTGACCCATGCTGGGATGGCTACATCCAAGTTGGCATGAAGATGAAGAATGGGCGTAAAGTACCTAACTGTGTTCCAGACCGTTCAGGCAGGAACAAGATTGCAAAGCCAACAAAACAGAAAGCAGGTAAGAAATAGTGTGTGCTACATGTGGATGTATGAAACCAAAAGATAAGCACGGAGAAAAGACTCTAGCCGCTGCTAACAAAAAGTACGCCAAGAAGAAGGCGGACAAGAAGAAGGAGAAGAAGTAATGGCTCTCTCCTGTGATATGAAGAATTGCAAGTGCAAATGCAAAGTTTGTAAAGGAAAAAAATAAATGAAAAAACTATCTCCTAAGCAGAAGAAGATTGCTGCAGTTGCTGGAAACAAGAAGAAGATTGATGGGGCCGATTTTAAGGCTCTTCGTGCCTCCAAAGGCAAAAAGCAGGCTCTACCTAGAAAGCGTGGTATGTAATGGCTAAATACACCAAAGAGGCCGATGAAAAGAAAGACAAGGGCCTATTAAAAAAGGCTGGTTTTGACAAAGAGCAAAAAGAAGAGTTTGAAAAGAAAGACAAGGCTCACGGCAAAAAGAAGAAGCCAAAGACTCTTGAAGAGGACAAGGCCATCGATAAGAAGATTATCAAGGGCATAAAGAAGAAAGAAAAGGCCCACGAAAAGAAGGAAGGCAAGAAGGGCGAAAAAGAGGAAAAGAAGAAAGAAAAGAAAGAAAAGAAGTAACAAGTTGGGGCCTCGAAAGGGGCCCCTTTTGTTTATCCTATCCTTATCGGAAATCCGTGCGGACTCCGTGTAGTACCCACTACTTGCGATAAAGGGGATTTAAATGGCTTGGAAGCCTTGGTACGAACGTGCCGCTGAAATGAACGGAAAAGAAGCAGAAGAGTTCATGCGTGGCATTTTTGGTTGGAAACCAAAAGATAAACGCCCAATAATTGCTGGTCTTATCGCAGGCTATGTCGGTGGAAAAGTTGCCGCCTCATCTGTGAAAAAGGCCAAAAAGAATTGAATAAAAATAAACTAAATAGCGCCCTAAATATGGCTAGTCGAGAAACGACTAGGCTCCTTTCTGCGCACCTGCGCACGGAGGCGCGAAAGAGCGGCTGGTCTGAAGACGTAGTCAGTTCTATGAACGTCACCTACGGAAAAGATGGCTTCACATCTAATGTGAGTAAGAAGCACTTTGATAAGGCAAGAGATTTTGAATACGGCACTCCAAATACCCAGCCTACGGCTGCCGTTCGTCGTTTTAACAACCGCACCGCAGAAGCAGAGCACTTCTTTGTAAACCGTCTCTTCAAGCATATCGAGGATGACCTATGAGTTTCCTACTTGATGAAGATGAAGCCCTAAGAGACTTACTCCTTGGGATGACCGTAACTGACCAAAAGCAGAACGCTGCTCGTAACGTTGGCGTATGGTTTGGTCAACCTGACCAAGAGTTACGTGAGCAGAAGTATCCCTACATTACAATCGATATGATTGATATTGCCGAAGATTTCACACGTGCTATGCGTGGCAAGGTTCGTCCTGCATATATCCAAGACCCAACCGTTATGGTTGCTGGTGTACAAGGCACTCAGTCAGTTCAGTTTGTTCAGCAAGTAAACTTTGATGATGATGACCATGCCTGGGAAATTGATTATCCAATCCCAGTAAACATTGACTATCAAATTACTACATATTCACGTCAACCACGTCATGACCGCCAAATATTGGCGCAGTTACTAAACACAAAGATTCCACTTCGATTTGCTGTCCTTTTGACGGGGCCAAATACCGTCTATGGCACACATCGTCGTTTGGATGTTCTGGATATCGCAAAACGCGATGTGTCAGAAAATGGCAAACGGTTGTTTGTCAATGCAATCACTGTGCGTATCTCATCCGAGATTGCACAAGAAACCTTCACCAAACTCTATAAGGCGCAAGAACTTACTATCACTGGTGTTACAGACGACGAAGGCAATACTGATGGAAGTCAGGTTATTGGTCGTGGTCAATTCACTGCAATTCAAGGCATAACTATTACGGCACCATAAGGAACAAACTCAACCTAGTTAGGAGAAAAGATGTCATTTAGTCGCCCAGGCGTTTATATTACAGAACGCCTATTACCAGCAACACTTCCGCAAGGACCAAGTGCGGATGCCGCTGGTGCAGTAGTTGCGCCTTTTGCACAGGGACCAGAAACGGTAACTCGTGTAACTTCTTGGTATGACTTTACCAAGTACTTTGGTGGATATAACGCTTCTTATCCAGCAACATTTCAGGTAGCAGCATTCTTTCAAAACGGTGGACGCGAACTTTATGTTCAGCGCCTACTCGCATCCAACGCTGTAAAAGCCGATACCGACCTAGTCGATAGCGGTAGCGCAGCACAAGTTAATATTCAATCAAAGAATGCAGGAACGGATGGAAACAACCTTCGTGCAGTTCTTTCAGCAGGTCAGGTAGCCAGCACATACACACTTACTCTGTACAAAGAGTCAGGTGTAGCAAACGACATTTCTGACGATATCCTTCTTGAACGATATGAAAACATCGTTTTTGATGATGATACTTCTAGTGATTATGCAGAAACCGTAATCAACGTTGTTTCGCCAAATATCACAGTAACAGTGGACTCAGGTTATTCAGGACAGTCATTGACTTCTGCAACCTACCCACTTGCAGGTGGTTCAAATGGAACTGCAACAGCATCTACTGATTACACCAACTACAAGGCTAGTGGTTCATCAGTATTTACTAGATTCTCAAATCTTGAGCGTCCACTTGTAATGTTCCTTCCAGTTGCTAACGCTCTTGCTTCTGGAACTACAGGCGTTTTTGATGCAGCAACTTCTTGGGCAGAAGATAACAACGGATTCGTTGTTGTAGATACTGACCCAGATTTAACTCCAGCAAACGCAGTAAGCGCTGCTGCTGCACTTGCAGATACAAGTTACGCAGCCGTCTATTACCCAAATTACTTCATTGCTGACCCACTAGGACGTGGCGCTGGTGCGCTTCGTAAAATTGGGCCATCAGGTGCTCTTGCAGGTATCTACCTATCAAACGATGCATCACGTGGTGTATTTAAGGCTCCAGCAGGTGTAGGAGTGGTTCTTCAAGGCGCCGTTGTCATGGAGAGAACCTTCACATCAACTGAACTTGACACGATGAACGCAAGCACATCGCCAGTCAACGCAATCCGTGCTCTCCCAGGTGCAGGCATCTGCGTCATGGGCGCACGTACGCTCAAGCAGGATGGAACAGCAAACAAGTATGTCAACATGCGTCGTTCGCTTATCTACATTCGCAAGCAACTAAAGAACCTCACAGAGTTTGCAATCTTTGAAAACAATGATGAAAAACTATGGGCATCACTTCGCACCGTAATCTCCTCATTCTTAGTTGAATATAAGAATCAGGGTGGTCTACGTGGCGCAACAAACTCAGATGCGTTCTTTATCAAGTGCGATGGAGAAAACAACACCGCACAATCAATTGCAAACGGAGAGGTACGCATCCAAGTGGGTGTCGCACTCCAGTATCCAGCAGAATTCGTTGTCATTGACCTAAGTCAAAAGACCGCGAATTAATTCGAAGGAGAAATGAAATAAATGCCAACAATAATCAATAACCGCTCGACACTGGTAACCGACCCGTTACGTAACTTTCGGTTCCTTGTCCAGTTTAAACCTCTAACGGGATTCCCAGGAGCACTGGGCGGAACGTTACGCAGTGGAGCCGTAAACTCTGTTTCTTTTGGGTTTACCTCTGTATCTGGTCTGTCGGTAACAACAGACTCCATCCCATACCGTGAGGGTGGGTACAACACAACCGTTCACCAGATTCCTGGTCAAACTACATTCACACCGCTCACACTACAGCGTGGTGTAATGCTTGGAACAAACCAGAACTGGGAATGGATGCGCCTTCTGTTTGCAACAGTTGCAGCAGGTGGCAGCACACGTTCAATTGCAGAAAACTTCCGTTGCAATATTGAAGTATCTGTTCTTTCACATCCAATTCCTGCTTCAGGTGCTGGAGACCCAAATGCTGCCGCTACTGACCATGTAGCAAAGCGTATTGAGGTCTACAACGCATGGCCTACATCTGTGGCATACTCTGACCTCAACGCAGGTGACAATGCACTTCTAGTTGAACAAGTTACCTTCGTACACGAAGGCTTTGATATCAACTGGGGTACAGCGCTTACAGCAGCAGGACAAGCACCAGACTTCGCAGACTAACAAAGGAACATAATGTCGAAAACAATTAGTGCAGCGGCTAATCCCGCATTGGCAAATAAAATGCTCAGTGATGTTGTGGAAGAAAAACCACAGCAAAAAGAAATAAAGATTACTTCTCCTTCGAACAATATCGTGACTCTCCCTGGTGGCTACATAACAGCCACTGGGGAAGTCATCGATGAAGCAGAGGTAAGAGAACTCACTGGCGCAGATGAAGAAGCAATAGCAAAAGCCCCAAATGTGGGAAGAGCGTTGTTAACTATTCTGCAAAGAGGTACTGTAAGAATAGGAGAAGAACGGGCAGACGATAAGGTCCTAGATAGCATCTTATCTGCAGACCGTGATGTTCTTCTTCTTGCAATATTCAAAGCCACTTTTGGAAACACAACAATAATCCCTGTATACATTGATGGAGAAATGAAGGAAGTTGAAGTAGACCTTGATGCGGATATCCCAATCAAGACTCTATCGGACAAGGTAAATGACCGTTACTTTACTGTAAAGGGCAAAAAGAACATTTACACCGTGCAACTGCCAACAGGCAAGACTCACAGAGAAATGATTAAGAACTCTGAAAAGTCATCTGCTGAATTGACCACTCTAATGTTAGAAGGAACTGTTACAGAAATAAACGGAACACCAGTTTTAAGTAAATCCCAGGTACAAACTCTCGGAATTCAAGACCGTAAAATCATCATTGATGAAATCAATAAAAGGCTCCCAGGGCCACAGTTTGACAATGTCACTGTGACTGACCCTGATACAGGAAAAGAGGTAAGAGTTCCCGTTAATTTCGGGACCTTATTTCGATTCTAACGTGACGAGTTATGAAACACTCATTGCGGAGTGGGCAGCGCTCACTAGGTCTTTTAAAGGTTGGACACTAACGGAGATAAAAGCGTTATCTCCACGAGAACGTAAGAACTGGCTAGAAGTAGCCCGTTATGTCAGGGAAAGGGATTAGTATGGCAAATAATAAAATGCTGTCTAACGTTCGTGACCTGACTACTGCCGTTGGTCAACTGCAACAAAAAATTGACGCCCTATACAACTCTCTAGATAAAGTTTCAGGTAAAGCAACTGAGGCTCTAGGGGGTGCGCAGGGCGTCCTACAATCTGGTGGGCAGATAGGCGTTGGTCAAGGTTCTACAACAATGAACCTTGGTTCAGACAACGCCAAATTCCCAACTTCACAGCCGTCTTCTGGCGGCAAGATGATGCCATCAAGTCTTGGAAACTTTAGTTTCTCATGGCAATTTAGACAAGGAAATCCAGAAGCAAGTTTAATGACTTCGCAGGCTGGCGGTGGAGGTGGCGGAGGAGGCGGTGGCACCGGATTTTTTGGTCCTGTAGATGCTTTTAAATTTGGATTTAAAGGTGCCGCAAAAGTTGGGCTAGGTGTTGCTGCAGGTATGTACGCTGCTGCTCCAGACATATCTCTTCTTGGACAACGAAGCGTTGGATTAGAGCAAGCACTACGTCTTGGCACTGGTAATAGACAGATGCTTAATCAACAGTTAACTGGTGGATTAAGAAATGCAATGTCAAGCGTTGGTTCTGATGCAATAGTTGCTCCAATTCTTGCAAGCCGTGGTTTTATGCCAGGAACCTCAAATTATAAAATGATGGTAGGTGAAACGGCTGGAGCGTTTAGATATTTAGGAATTGATAATGCTGCTGCAGCAAGTGCGTTAGCCAGTCTGCGTTCTGCGCCTACAGGAGCAGCGCTTTATAACCTTGGAATTAATACATATGATGCTGCTACTGGAAAATTTAAGTCTACTGGTGCTATTGCTAAAGAGTTAATGAGTACATTAACTGCAGGTAGAGGAGCAACTCCAGAGCAAATTGCTTTTGCTATTCAATCAGGAACTTTATCAGGAACTTTAACAGACTTGTTTGGAACAGGCGCTGAAAGAGACATAATGCAAGTTGCCATGATGGATATTGCAAAAGGCAAAAATCCAGACCTTGCAATGCGTGGAGAGAAAGAAGCCATTCCTATTCTTGAAGGTGTTGGGCAAATGAATTATGCTCAAACAAGATTATATGAAGCCTCAGAAGACAGAATGGTTGAAGGGTTTAACAGAGCAGCAAAAGTTGTTGATGCGTTCAATAGAGCAATGGAAAAAGTAGTTGGTCCACTTGCAGAACTAAAGGGAGTTATTCAAGGCGCTGGTGGAACAAACGTAGGAGAAGCCGTATCTACTGGTGTTCCTCTTATTGCTTCAGGATTAAAGGATATGGCTAAGTCATTAACCAGTCTTTTTCCAGGAATAGCAGGAGCAGGAATTGCTGCAGGTCTTGCAACGGTAGCAGCAGGATTTACTTCACTTACTGAGATTATGGATGACAAACCACAAGGTGGAGGGTCATCCGGTTATGGCGCATCATTTAATGCACAAAGATTGGGTGGAAAAGGCGGAGGTTTATACGCAGCACCAGGTGGCATGGTTACCGCAATGTTTGGCGCCCAAGATAACTCACTATGGGCATCTTCAGGAGGAAAACACACGGGTACAGATATTGCAATGCCAGTAGGAACTCCTGTAGAAGCAGCCATGGATGGCACAGTATCTAGCACAAATGCTGGAAATGAGTACGGTACTTCTATAGTGCTAGACCATGGGAATGGCTACCAAACTGTTTATGGTCATTTAAGTGAACGCCTAGTAAACCTTGGAGATAAAGTTTCAAAGGGACAAAAGATTGCAAAATCTGGAGATACAGGCAACTCAACAGGCCCACACCTTCACTACGAAGTTAGATTTGGACAAAACAATCCGGTAGACCCATCTTCTTTAAATACAGCGTACACAGCCACTGGAGTTAGCCCAATAGTTATTGAAAAAATGGGAAACAAATTATCAGGGTACATGGGCGCGAGCGCGAGCGCGGGAGCATCTGGTAATTACACAGGAAAAATGGGAACAGGAAGTCAAAATAATTGGGCATCTAAACTTCTTGGAAGTCTTGGAGCACCTGTTACTGATGCAAACGTTGCGGCTTTAACAACCTGGGCTCGATTTGAAGGCGGACATTGGAAAAACAGTGCAAGTTTTAACCCTTTAAATACAACTTTAGATTTGGGTGGAAATAAATCAATAAATAGCGTTGGAGTAAAGAAATACGGGTCATGGGAAGAAGGCTTAAACGCAACAGTTAAAACACTTCTTGGTAATCGTTCTTCTGAAAGAGGATACGCTGCAATTGTAGACGCGTTAAGAAGTAACGCGGGAACTTCAGCCGTATTATCTGCTGTAAATCAGTCTGCTTGGGTTCACGGAGAAGGCAAGGCAAGTAACTACAATTTCCCACGTGGTGGTGGCGGTCCTGCAATGATGCAGGCTATGGATTCTGGAGCAAAAACAGTAAATATTACTGTTACCTTTAATCAAGCAGATGAAACTTCTGCAATGAAGTTTGCTAAACAAGTCCAATCATACCTTGATAGAGAAAACAACAATGCAATGATGGGGAGTAACTAATGCCAGGTCCTTCTTATAACAACCCACAACTTGAATACACTAAAAATAAAAAGAATAATGAAACTGCTGCGCAGCGTTTAAAAACTGAGCGTGAAAAAGCAAAGGTTGCAGCAACAAACGCAAAAACTGCAGCGTCATTGAGAGACCAAATTTCTCAAAATAATAAAACTATAAATAATTTAAGTGCAATTATTAAAAGTGCAGAGATTACCAAAGCAGAGTATGTAACTCAGTACAATACTTTAACACGAAATTCTCTTAGTCCATCAAGTCCTGGAGGTGCAACCCAAACTTCAGGTGAGTTAGCAGCAATTGCTTCTTATCAAACTCTAATAACTGGAAGAGAACAGTTAATTAACAACTCAAAAAACAACATTAAAGATTTAAAGAATAAAAATGATGCTATTACAAAACAAATTAATTCAATCTATAACATTAAGGCGGTTGGTGATTACAATTTAAGCACTGGAAAAGTGACTACTACTTCAGGTAGTGGAGGTAATAAAAGCGGCGGCTCATCAGGTAATAAAAGAAAAGGAGAAGAACAGAAGCCAAAAGGACCGTATAAATACAACCTTCCCTTAATTAAACCAGCCAGATTTTCTACAGGTTCTTCAGCACCTCTTACATCCTCATTAGGTGATGCATCTAACTTGATTAATACTCCAGGATTTAATACAACTGATGCTGAAAATTATTGGAAAGAAAGTCCAGGCAGGGGAGTTCTTAGAGTAAACCGAGAGTGGATGAAGGCTATTTTAAACAGTACAACTACTGAAAAAGGAAACGTTCAAAAAGGAAACCTTGACCTAGTTAATGGAGCGTCAGTTCCTCAACGAACGCCCGACAAACAACTTTATGGGTTTAGGTTTTTATACAACCCAGAAAAAATACAAATGATTTACGATATAAACGCGGACTTACACCCTGGAATGATTGCCACTGGAAAAGACGTGTTTCTGCCTTTAACAAAATCAAGTAGTGCAGTCTCTTTAGACTTAGTTCTCAACCGCATGGAAGATATGAAATACAGAACTAATCCTAGTTTAGCAGTAAGAAGACAAGTTTATTTTGGCGGAGGAGAAACGGAAAGTCTTCTTCCAGATATAAAAGAAGTGCATGAAAAAGGAACAATGTATGACATGGAGTATATGTTTAAAACAATGAATGCTCCACATGCTACTTTTAATTCTACTTATAATGGAAAAACTGCAGATATGGGATTCATTCGTCCTACCATTCTTGAACTACATTTAGGAAATAGACTGCGTTATCCAGTTAGAGTAATAAGCCTTGCAGTTGAACATAAGATATTTGACCCAAGAATGGTTCCCATCTTTTCAATTGTTAGAATTACATTTGGCAGATTTATTGAATTTGAAAACAAAAGGGAAACAGGTGGCAGCGGTGGCGGGGGAAGGCAACAACTTAGATGATTTATTTAGATAGTCGTTATGCAGACGCTAGACTGTATCGTGCTTACGATTCAAGAACTGGTCAATATCCTGTAACGGTACTACGTCAGTATCCAACTTATACAGTGTCCTTTTCCTATCATGAGTGGACAGAGACAGACAGATTAGATGTTTTAGCGTTGAGATATTTAGGAAGTCCTTCTTTATGGTGGCAAATTATGGATGTAAATCCAGAAGTAATTGACCCGTTTGATATTCCTTATGGTACACAATTAAGGATTCCAAATGACTAATCAATATGCATTTGATAACTCATTTAAAGTTACCTATCCTGATTTTCCTGGATTTGAAGAAATTCCAAGCACAATTAGGTTAATTCAAAAATCAAGTCATCAGGATATAGTAGAAATACAGTACTTTAATGTTTCGTCTTTTTATCAAAA